TTCGCTAGGAGGCGTCAAGCATGATTACAGCGCAGACATACGGCTATAAAGTTGATTTCCGTGCAACACCTATCACCTTTGAACAGCGGAAGAACCTGCTTGATCTGCTAAAGGATGGCGCCCGCGCAGTCATTAAACATATCGGCCGTAATAAGGTTGTGTACCAAGTTGGCGCAATGGCGGTCACGTTCCTGCTTGTCGGCGGTATCGAAAGTGTGTTTGCCGCTCCTGGTGGCGTGATTGGGGAGTCGGCACAAAGTATTAGTTTTGATCAACGTGCAGGATGGCTTTATCGCAAACTGACCATGTTTGCAAAATGGGTCATCATCATTAAAGGCGGCTTTGATACCATCTCACATACCGTACAAGGCGATTTCCCTGCCGCACGTAAAGCGGGTTTGTCCTATCTGCTCGTATACGTGATCCTTCTCGGGCTGCCGTGGGCCTTCTCGCAGGTCGAAGGAATGTTCAACGAAACGGTGCAGACGATGGGAACGGGGGTGTAAGTATGCCCATGAAGTTTCGCATTAGTTCGGAGTACGGCGTGTTCGAGGAAGTTCGCCACGGTCGAATGCATACCGGAATAGACCTCGCTATGCCGCGTGGAACCGAGCTGCATTCCATTGCTGACGGAACGATTGAACGGATCATTCACAATGGCAAAAGCCTTGGAAATGGGGTATATGTCCGCACAAATGACGGCGATTTGCATCTATATGGGCACCTAGACAAAGTGTCGGTGAAAGTCGGCGAACACGTTGACCAGGGTGATTTGCTCGGATTGGCGGGCTCAACCGGACACAGCACCGGTCCGCATCTTCATTTCGGTCTCCTGCATAACGGGCACTATGCCGATCCGTCCCATTTATTGGGGGCGGTTCAACACTTCTCAGGCGAGATTGCGGGGCCGTCCATCCTTGGCATAACGGGTCCGGCTTCCTGGGTAGCTAAAAAAGCCGCCAAACATGCTGGGAAAGTTGCCGACCAAGCCGTAAACAGCATCAAAACGCACGTCATCGAGTTCCTCAGTGATTTAGGCGCGGCATTGGTTGATTTGAGCTATGCCCTTGCCCTTATCGGCGTGGCGGGGTTTGTGGTTTTAGGCGTCATGGGATACCGCAATGGATACCGCTACGCGGGGTTGACGTTCGGCGTGTATGCACTCTTGCGATGGTTAGGGGCTGGAACGCCGTGAAATTTACTAAAGTGTTGCAGGTGGTTAAGCCGGATTACGCATTTTTGAGAATCAAACCCAATAATGCGGTGCGAAATCGAAACACAGATAAAATTGCCCGTTCTATCGCCATGTTGTACCGGGATCTATTCGCAAACATCCAAGTAGAGGAACATAAATTAATTAAAGCGTTCGGGAAAGAATTCGTGTTGGGTACGCGCTTTAAATACACGTTGCCCGCGAAAGTCGCTTATTTTGTATATCTCGAGAAGGGTAAGGCGGAATTTTACTTTATCGTCCCCCGCCAGCACTTTGACAACCTGAGAGAAAAGATGAGCGATTCTTGGGGAGCTGTAACGATTGAAGAGGTAGCCGAGTTGCCGCAGTTTGGAGTGAAAGCAACGAAATATCAACTTGTGTATGAAAAGGAAGATCCGTTATCCCTTGCTGCCGACCGGCGCGACAATGATTTATTAAGCAGTAACCTAAACACGGTTGAGCTGCTTGAGGACGGCGATAAACTAGGGGTGTTTTACAACTTCCTCCCGACAACACAAATTAGTTGGCGGCACCTGTACCGCAATACGATCGATAAGGTTAACCGCAAAATGCCCGTTGAACGCAATAAACTGGGGGTTTCATTCATTCTTAAATTTTCCATAGCAATGGGTAATTCATTGTTTCAAGGAATTGCAGAAGTGCTTGGAAGCCCGCAGAAGCTCCTTAAAGGAGCGAATGGTGAGAACATATTGGAAGGGCTTGCCGACCGCCTCAGCGGGGCACGACGCGTCTCAGAGAACACCGTCAAGAAGGGGAAAAGCATGGTCATTGATACGCAAATCCTGGTCATGGCTGAAAGTGAGGATAAACTTCGGCAACTCAACGCGGCCCGTTCACTTGCACAGTCATTTGACACCATAAGTGAGGATAACAAACTGCTGTACCATCCCCACAAGGGAGGGCTGAAGATGACGGATCGTAACATTAATGCGAGTAAAAACAAGATTGGAGATCAAGAGGCGCAAAACTTCCTGGCCCTCCCTGGGCGCGACCTCTTGGAGCGTTACCACTGTATTGACCGTGTAGAAACGCAGGAAACGGAAGTACCGGACGATCTTAAAGAAGGCGTGATCTGTATCGGGGAAAACATCTATAGGGGCAACGTGCAGCCTGCGTACCTGACCACGGATAAAGAGTATCAAAACCTCATGCTCGTTTTAATCGGGCCTTCTAGGGCGGGCAAATCAACGTTGATTGCGAATATGATTCGGGATGCCATCGGAGCTGGGGAATGCGCGATTATTTTCGACTTTATCAGCCAATGCGAGTTAAGCCGGGAAGTAGCAAGCGCCATACCAAAAGATAAAACGCTTATTATCGAATGCGGAGATTTTCGAAAGATGCAGGGGATGGGATATAACGAGGTGGGCAAAAGCGCGGATTTATTCGACGCTTATGATGGGGTCAAAAAACAGACTACGCAACTCATGACGCTCGTTGATGCGATCAATGCAGACGGCACAAGGTTAACGGCTAAGATGCAACGCTACCTCGAAAGTGCGGCGTTAGTGACGTTTATAAACGATGGCAGTATTCGGGAAGTGTTTAATTGCTTACAGAATCACGAAGTCAGGTCACGGCTTATCAAAGCTGTGCCGCTACTGCAACGGGAGAACCTAAAGAAGTATTGCGACTCTTTAAGGGAGCTAGACGAATACAACAAAGCCGGGGACACCATTATAGGCACGAAAGATACCTACATTACAGGGATTATCGACCGATTGAACCAGCTCGAGCAGAACGCTTACATGGAAAAAATGCTCGATAAAGGAACGGCAGGAAACGTGAACCTGGTCGATGAGATGCAGAAGAATCAACTCATCTGCATCCGTATGCCAGAAGACATGTTTGGCACCGATTCGGAACGGGACGCTTATACCACGTATTGGAGTACAAAGATTTGGTTGGCGCTGCAAATGCGGGCGAAACAGCTAAAAGGGGATCGAAGCAAATACACGAAGGTCAATATGGTGGTCGATGAGCTATACCAGGTACAACATACCGAGCAATTTATCAAAACAAAACTCAGTCGATACGCCAAGTTTGGGTTAAAGCCAATCATCAGCGCCCATTACCTGAATCAGATCCGGCACATACGCGACGAGCTACGGTCCGCGAACGCTTCCTATATGCTCATATCAGGCGTGGATAAACAAAATTACGTGGAATTGAAATCAGAGCTGCAACCATACACGGAAGAAGATTTGCTGAAGCTGCCGCGCTATCACAGCTTAAACCTGATTAAGAACAAGGATGGGTATGCGCGGTTTATCACCAAGCTGCCGAAACCGATTAAATGAAAAGAGCCGCAGGGATAAGCCCCCTTGGCTCTCTTTTTTTGACCGCATTTTGACCACGCTTGGCCGCATTTTGACCGCGAAACTTATACGACGGTTTTATCTCAAATGTAACGCGCGATGCTGAAAACGCGGGTAAACACTGCGATTGTTATAACTTTACATGCTCATTTATCTTCGTTCACCTCCACTAAAGCCTATGCATATGATACAACCATGTGTTTAAAAACCCCAGTAAATTCAACGAATTTTGTGCACGTTATCCTCGCGTGACCCCGCTTTGACCGCATTCATCAAATCGCTAAATTTACGAGCTGTATCGACGCGCTTCGTCTTAGTCACGTGGAGATATACGCGGCGTGTGACGTGGCCGTCTTCGTGACCTAAGCGCTCCATGATCTCTTCCAGCCCCGCACCAGCTTCAGCTAGCAGCGAACAGTGCGTATGGCGCAGCGAGTGCAGGGTGAGCTCTGGATTGTTTCCGCTCGCGTCCAGAGCGGCCTTCATCCTCTTAGATGTGACTTCCTTGTTTATGGGGAATCCCAATGTCCGTTCTGCCGTGAAAATAAAACCGTGATCCTTGAAAGAACTTGCTGGGTGATTTTTAACATTGTTCTGTGCGAATTTGTGTTTCTTCAACTCGCTTATTAATTCGGGGTCGATTACGATTTCGCGCTTGGACGATTTCGTTTTGGGCGGCAGCAGAATGAACTTCTGTGCGTTATTATTCGGCAGGTAAAGGGTCTTTGTAATCTTAACCGTATGTTCTTCGAAAGACACGTCGCGCCATTTGAGTGCGAGAAGTTCCCCGATCCGCATGCCGGAATACGCAAGCATGTAAAAGAGCGTATAGTCTTGATGGCTCAACGTGGTCTTAATCACGCTGAGGAAACGGCCGAGCTCTTCCTTTTCCATGAACTTCGGCAGTTCTTCTTCTTCAAGCTGTTCGACTGTCTTTTTCTTGCGCGTGATCTTCGTTAGCTCTGTGGGGTCGCGCTTGATTAGCTCATCCCGCATGGCCTTTTTGAATATCAGCTTTCCAGTGGAGTGGATGATGCTTAATGTATTGTCAGCGTATGATGGTCCGAGCTTGTCCAACATATCTTGATACTGCTTGCGGGTGATGTCTTTTACCTTGACCGCCCCAAATTGCTTATTCAGAACAGATTTGACGGTTCGTTCGCGAAGGGAAAGGGTAGAAATCTTTGCATCTTTGCCGTACTCCTTCAGCCATTCATCTGCAAAGGATGCGAACGTGACGTTGTTGTCTGGTGTATAAAGCCCCGTGGTGACTTCGCGTTCAATCTCAGCAGCAGCGGCCCTAGCTTCGGCCTTTGTGCTAAACCCGCGCTTGGTGGTCGTTTTACGCTCGCCTGTGACGGGGTCTTTGCCAACATCTATTTTAAAGAGCCATAATTCACCCTTATTTATCGTTTTATACTTTTTAAACGAAGCCATATGAAACATTTTCCTTTCTAATTCGTTTTAGTACATATATTTAAGGGGGTGTTTTCCATGGTAATATATTCCAATGCCAAAATTCGACAAAATAATCTTACACGATGTGTTATTCTAAGAAATGTTTATGGTTTGCAAATTTCAGATTTAGCAACGGGGGTTTGGAACTCTTTTTAGCTTAAGCTAAATTCTCGTCGGGGAGGTGAGTAACTATCACTCACACCGCTCACCCTTAATTTTTGTGTTCCTTCCATTCGTAGAGGTCTTCAATCTGACAATCAAGTATGTCGGAAGCTCGCTTGGCTTGCAACAGAGATAATCGCTTATGGCCACTTATAAGCTGCGACACCATCGAGGGGTGAAAATCCATCCGCCGAGCGAATTCTGATTTTGTAGTGCCTCGCAAGTTTAGTAATTCGGGTAAACGGCTTCTCCCATAACTGAGAGTAGCCAACGTTGTTCCTCCTGCTTTTGGGGATGAAAAAATAATCTATTGTAATAAGAACACTTGTTCGTTAATATTGAAATACTACTTCAACCTACTGGGGCGGGGACACAGATGAATGATTCGGAAGAAAAAGATAAGTTCAGATTTAAATTAAAAATGTTCTACTACCTCGGAATTGATCCAAATGCGGGGATTGAATACCTCGAAAACAAGGAAACTAATGATATTGACCCGCAACATGTTACTGCCCTTGGGATTTTGAAAGGCTCTCTTGTTCCTTCTTCTTGATCTGAGCTCGAACGAAATCAAGAAATTCATCAGCGTGTTTAGCTTCTAGTGTAAATACATCAAGTATAAAATCCATTCGCTTCCTGATTTCTTCATTCGTTAACCCTTGGTGCAAATATGTGAGAAGTTTCTCCGCGATTATTTTATCTGGGTCTAACTTCTCTTCTTCTTTATGGTGAACTACCTCAGTTTCAATCCTACCTAATAAATAATCAATGGAAACTCCAAATAAATCCGCTATCTTATTTAACATTTCTTTACGTGGAACTCGATCCTTTGACTCATACCCCGCTATAGACGGTCTAGAAACTCCTAGTTTCCCTGCAATATCCTCTTGTGTCCATCCCTTTTGTAACCGCAGCTTCTTAAATACCTCGGAAAACGAAGACACTTCCCCACCCCACTTTTTGAATGTTAATTTTCAACTATGTCATAGTAGTTATTCTACCCCAAGAGTGTTCCGGAAATAAACGTAAGTTTCTGGAACAAAAGTGTTGACAATGTTCCATTTGTTGACTATTATTAGGATATCAAGTTGTTCCGAAGAGGAACATTAAGGGTTTGGGGGTGACGGAAATATGCGAGTTGAACTTATCGCTGTTCGCAAGAAACTAAAGCTAACTCAAGCAGCTGTTGCTAAAAAGGCCGACATTAGCCGTTCCGCTTATGCGAAGTATGAAATCGGTATTCGAACACCTTCTGTGACTATTGCTAAAGCTATTGCAGATGCATTGAAGACGAAAGTGAATATTTTTTTTGAGTAATATGTTCCGAAAAGGAACAAAAGGAGAGAAAAAAGATGCTGATACAAATCGAACCTTCGTCAGACTTTTTCACTGCAATACGTGACGCAATCCGCGAAGAAGTCATGCAAGTGGTCACGGCAAGCAATGTTGACACACAGTTGATGACGACAGATAACGCCGCCGAGTTCATGCAGGTTAGTGTTCAAACTATACGCCAGTTTATGCGGCAGGGGTTGCCACACTTTCAATCAGGCCAGGTCATCCGCTTCTTACGGTCAGACATTATCGAATGGATGAAAACAAAGGGAGAGAAGAGCGCATGACCGACGAACGAAAACGCCGCTTCCATGCCGTGCAGGTGAAGGACGCCATCGAAATGCAAGCCATCTACGAAGCCGCAGCGCGAGGAATTGGAGCTAATAAAGCTTGTGAGGTAGTTCTAGGCGGTTTCTTTCAATTAAGCGCCACAGCGGCGGAGGGAGTGCTCAACCGTGACAATGCACGTTAGCGACATGCTGATGACCTTCGGAATCGCGGCACTTGGCCTCGGAATTATGTACTTCAAAAAGGATGGTGCGAAATGACCCTCATGCAACGCCTGGTCAACATGCAATCCCAGCTGCAAGAAGCGGAGCAAAACGGAGAGCTGGATCTCTTCATCGAAGATCAGCACAAAGACCTCAACCGGCTGTTAGAACAAACCATATTGAACATGGGGAGAGAACAAAAATGATTACAAATGTCTCGATTCACCTTGAAGAAAGTACCAAAGTGGAAGCAGCGATTCGAACAGGGTATGCGGTTGTGAAATTCGGGGAGTACGGCGATCACGGCTTGTATTTCAGATCGGAAGCGCACCTTCGCAGTTTCGCTGTAAGTGTTCTCCAGCAACTCGACGCTAAGGAGGAACAAATCGCATGAAAACGATGGTGTACGACAATCGGGTTTTCTGGATGATTACCGGCGTTTCGGCGGTGCGGCCTCACGGGTTCGACAGGCTTGAAATTTTAACCTGGGAGCCGGATGGCGAGGTGCAGTACAAATCAAGGACGGCAATGCCTTCTCTGTTAAATGTAGTGAAGTCAACTTTCCGAAGGGCGGGATTGGAATGAAATACGTTAATTGTGTAAGCAACTGCTGTCACAGCAGCATCGATCAAGGAATCCGGCTCGAGTATCCATTGGGCGGCCATACGCACAGCATCTCCTACAAAATCGACGTATGCAGCGAATGCGGGCAACCGGTGGATTATCTGATGGAGCAATGCGGCGTATGTGGCGAGGTTGGATGTGCTGGAGAATGCGAAGAGGACGAAGCTGAAATCAATGTGTACCCTGCATATTAAAAAAACACCCACGGCAATGGGTGTCCTGCAAAACAACTTATATAAAGTTTACCCGAAAGTGGGCGGGTTGTACATGGAAAAACGCTCAAACCTCGTGCTTCGCCACAAACAATCGGGCTTATTCTTCGACCGGATGGCGGATCACAGCAGCAAGCTTTGGATGGCATGGCGGTTTCCAGACGCTGAATATCTGCAAGTGTGGTTTGAAACGCACGGCTACGCGCCAGATCCGAACGAATACGAACCGATTGAAATCGAGTTGACTATAGCAATCAAGGAGGTAATGAGAAATGTGCAAAATGAGTGAAACGATCGGAAAGTTAGCAATGGCGCTCGTGAAGTTTAACTGCGAGGTTGAAACCATCGCGAAGGACGCGAAAAACCCGCATTTCAAAAACAATTACGCAACATTGGATAACATTGTTGAGGTTATACGCCCACTTCTAGCAAAGCAAGGCGTGATCGTCATGCAGATTCCAGGCGGAGACGGCGAGAACGTCATCATGAAAACCATGTTACTGCACGAATCCGGCGAGTTCATGAAATCCGAAGCGCTAATCATGCGGCCAGCGAAGAACGATCCGCAAGGCGTGGGGAGCTGCATCACTTACGCAAGGCGCTATAGCCTCTGCTCCATGCTGTCACTCAGCACTGGCGAAGACGATGACGGCAATCATGCTTCACAACCTCAGAGAGCCGCACAACCACCTCAGAGCGCGCCACAACGTTCCCAATCCAGCACGCCACCACCACCTAGTGACCCAACTCAATCTAAATCCACCTACACACCTCCACACAGCTACAAACGAGACGCCTACAGCCTGCGGGAACAACTATTCATGACCTGGAACGATCTCCAAAGCTTTGCGGAGCGCGTGCTTGATCGGAAGGTCGGGAAGGTTACCGCGATTCAGGATGAAAAGGATTGGGAAATCATCGTGCGGGAACTGAACACTTTCCAAAGCCAGCCTTCCGCTGCTATGGAAGTCTGATGTTCGAACTCCGTGCCGTACCTAAACCGTCCTACGGACGCAATAAACCCACTGCCGGCCAAAGGGGAGCTATCTCCCCTAAGGTCCGCAAGGCCCTGAAAGAACGCTCAAATGAGATCTGCGAGCGTTGCCATCAAGCCCGCGCCGTCCATGCCGCCCATCTCGTTAGACGATGGCAGGTAGAAAGAACTACTTTAGCGGAGTTAGCTCACTTATGTGTCCCTTGTCATGATTGGGCAGATTCTTGCATCGAAGGACGCGAATGGCTGAAAGATTTTCATACGGCTCGGGCGGGTTCGGTCGATTCGGTGGCGCTAACGCGCAAGATCAAAGAATAGGTGGTGTAGATGTGCACATAAGAAAAATGGAACAAGCGTTGATTATGTCGGAAGGAATCGTATGCGTTAATTATTTTGATATGAATCATGGTCAAGCCACGTTTAAAAAATTTGGGGATAACCAGTATGGTTGTAGCGAATGTGGGGCCGTTATGACGTTTAAAGAGCCAGTTTTAGTTCTTGAGGAAAAGGGCCGCTTGAAAATGCAGGTTGAAGTATCTGAATGAATAGGCGGTGTACATGAATGTACCTTTCGAAGTTTTTGGAGTGCCTAAGAGTATTGCCCGAAGGCGCCAAAGAAGATATTTTCGACACGCTTAATGCCATGTGCGATGGAGAGGGAGACGCATCGACGGCAGAAAACGAGATACAGGAAACGCTATCTCGTTATATCAAAATGAATAGCAATTGACCATGACGGCGGGAGGGAACGGGCATGGAAGTAGTGCAGCCGATTAGGAGTGTCGAGAAGTTGGAGCGGATGAAGGCGGCGTTGCGGAAGCGCTCGGAGCGTGACTGGTTCCTGCTGGTGATGGGGATTAACGTCGGCCTACGGATCGGCGATCTACTGAAGCTTCACGTCCGGGACGTTCGGAACAAATCGCATATCCGTATCATCGAGGGCAAGACGAAGAAGAAAAAGCGGTTTCCAATCAATGCGGAACTGCGCGAGATTATCAACGCGTACACGAAGGGCATGCCGGACAGCGCGCCGCTGTTTCTGAGTTACCGGACGAAGCAGAACATTGGCCGCGTCCAGGCTTACCGCATCCTCAATTACGCGGCGGCGGAGGTCGGCCTATCGGAAATCGGGACGCATACGCTTCGTAAGACATTCGGCTATCATTTCTACCGGCAGTACAAGGACGTGGCGCTGCTTCAGGAGATATTCAACCATTCGGCGCCGTCGATCACGATGCGGTATATCGGAATTAATCAAGACATTATAGACGAAGCAGTGGGAGGTTTTCACTTATGAGCAAGAATGAGACCGTTCGATTATCTGAATTAGATTCAGAAACGATTGTTAGTTATGAGGATGCGCACTATACGTTGACTGTTGCGGAACTTCGAGAAAGAGTGGCCGTTGGTGATTACCGTGGCGGCGTCACGTGGTACGTAGCAAATCCGCATTGCTGGAGCCCGACCGCAAAACAAATGGTTGAGCAGTACATTGAAAATGAATATGACAACGGGATGTACGAAGGCTGGGATGAACGAGCTTTCGATTGCATGAAGTCGGAACACTACGATCGCATTCAGGCGGTTTTGGATGAGGCATTCAAGGGCGATCACGCTACAAAGTACTGGATGCTTGATGGAGCTGAGGTTGAAATTGACGTTCCGGCGACGAACATTCGCTGAATACCGAAGAACATGGGAGTGTGAAGGAATGAGCGACCTCGTCAGCGACAGGACTCATGCCGCTCGTAAATGGTACTGGTGTGACAACTGTCGGAGCACAATCTTTACCGGACAGAAGTACAGGAGATTATTCGGCGCTGCGTTCAGTGGAGATAAGAAGCGAGAGATGAAGTTATGCATGCGCTGCACGAGCCAGGATGAGGACGGACACACCGTTCTTATTTTGAACTCGGACTGAATAAAACGTTACACCCCGGCCGAAGGCCATCGTTTCGACCGAAATACACAACGAAGTGGCGGCCGATGGTCGCCTAGGAGGTACGAATAGATGAGCTACATAGACAAAGAAAAATTACAAAAAGACGTAGAGAGTTACAAGAAACACTGTGATGACAAAATCAACGAGGCATACCGAAAAGAAAATGTTTCGGCGCACATCTTTTGGAGAGGTCGGAAAGCGGCGTTCGAAGACTTCGCGCTTATGGTTGAACATGCAAGCGTATTGGCCTTGGATGAGGAGGTACTAGGATGAGCACATGTGCCAACTGCGGGAATGAATTGCGTACATGCGGAAAATGCGGATTCAGCAAAGTGTACGAGGAAGATTTGATGCACCTCAAACGGGAGATCGAGCAACTTAAAGAAGCCAATGCGACGCTGCTGGAATGTGTGAAGTGGTACGCAGATTCAGAAAATTACGCTCCGAAATTCTATATTGGTGATGACCCAGACTTACCAGACGAAATCGAATCGGCTATTGATGCTGACTACGGCGAGCGAGCATCTGAATGCCTCAAACAGATCGGATCTGACAACAGATGAGGGATATAGCCAAGGATAAAGAGCACCTAGAGTGGGCGCGAAAGGCAGTTGAAGGTAAATACGTGGAATTGGGTAGCGTTTACAACATGGCTGAGTACTGGATAGAACAATACGAAGCCGCACAAGCCCGTATAAGCGAACTGGAACAAGAAAGGCTGTCTTATACCCCTCTATCGGCTGCAAAGCTACCAGAACACGATATAGCGCTTAAGAAAGTATTCAAAGAATTGGGGCTTTAATCGGCCCTTTCCTTTTTAAACAAAAATCGGACAAGCCAAGGAGATGGTAACTATGATGCACCCCGTACATCAGCGTCTCGCAGAATTGTCGGCAATATCCAGCAAGCGCGCTTTCTCACTCAGCGAGGCCGTGGAGTTCAACCAATGCTTGAAAGCGAATTTATCCATGGCTTATGAAGACGCAAAAATAAGGAACCTATCCGTTATCGCTTCTGAATGCAATGACGTTGATTGGCAGCACGAAATCTGCGCACGGATCGAAAAAGGCAGTTTTCAATGAACACGGAAATTGACCAGATTTACGAGTCGTGGGAGTGGAAGTTGCGCGAAAAGCTGTCAGAAGCCAATGACGTGGTACGCCGGGTCTACAAGGAATGCATGCAGTTTAAAGTGACGCCGGCGGCGTACGAAGTTTTTATGAAGGACAAGCTTTCCAAGTTGCTGCAAGAGATTGGAGATTCAGACTGAAAGGGGTGAAAAAATGGCACGTCCTCGAAAAGAAGGCATGGACTATTTCCCTCATGATGTGAATTTAGCAAGCGATAAGAAGGTCGAAGCGTTGCGGATCATCCATGGCAATGATGGTTACGCGTTCTTCTGTATCATGCTTGAGCTCATCTACCAGGAGAACAATTTTGAGCTAAACGTTTCTGACGCAGAAACTATCCAGATACTCGCCAAAAAAACGGAAGTAACTCCGCAAAAACTGCAAGAAATGATTTTAACGAGCATCAAACACGGATGTTTTGATCGTGAACGGTATGAAAATGACCGCGTTTTAACCTCAAACGGCATAAAAAAGCGGGCTTCGATGGTCGTCGATAAGCGTGAAAAGACGCGTAAAACCTACGTCACGTCTCAAGCACAAGTTTCTGACGTAGTTTCTGCCGCAGAAATGGGGGAAGAAAGTACACAAAGTAAAAGTAAAAGTAAAAGAAAAGTAAAAGAGAAAGTAATTAAAACATATACCACCGAATTCGATGAATTCTGGAATGTGTATCCTCGGAAAATCGGAAAAGTGGAATGTTTTAAAACGTGGGAGAAGGTCATCAAGAACGGCGAGCAATCATCCTTAATCATTCAATGCGCAGACAACTACGCGAAAGACTGTTTGAACAAGAACACGGAAGAACGATTCATCAAGCATCCGAAAACCTTTTTAAACGATGAGCGATACAAGGATTATAAAATCATAGCGCTTGGAGGTGGCGGAGGTGCATATGGGACAAGCCATAGCGGAGGTATTCAACAGTATTCCGAACCCGAAGAAGACTGGAGCAAGTTTGTATTCAAAGGATGAGCATGAAGGCACCTACTGCTGCTTAACCTGCAAGCAGGAAATCAAACGTATCTTCTTCCCCTTGATGCAAAAGTACGTTTTGCCTATGGCTTGCTTGTGCGATGTGCTCCGCATGAAAAGGGAACAGGAAATCGAGGATCGGAAACAACGCCGGGCCTTACTCGAGAAAGCCTACAAACGCAGTATCATGAGCGATGCCCTGAAACATGCCTCATTCGATAACTTCATCATCCGCAACGGCACGGAACATTGTTACAGCGAAGCCCGCAGAATGGCAGACGACTACGAGAGGCACACAGAAGGGCTGCTGATGTTCGGCAAACCTGGCAACGGCAAAAGTCATCTCGCAGCCGCTATCCATCACCACTTGGACGGTCAAGGGTACGTCAGCTTGTTCTTAGACATTCCGCAATTATTCAATATCGCGAAAGACACGTTTAAATCCAGCAGCAAGTTAAGCCTGACGGACATCATCACCGCGGCGATCGATTGCGATCTGCTAACGCTGGACGAGCTAGGATCAGGGGTGCTGACGGAAACGGAGTTCAACGACATCTTATTCCCCATCGTGAACGGCCGGCAGGGCAAGAAAACGAACTACACGTCCAACCTGGACATCGGACGGCTGAAAACCTGGTTTGCCTACGGACGGAATAAAGAGCCGCTGGATGTAGACGGGCGATTGATTGATCGGATGCTGGGAAGCTGCGTGGTCATGGAGAACCGTGGAACAAGCAAACGGCAAGAAGACGCCATGCATCGAATGGGCCATTAAAACCTGAGGAGGAAGCAGTATGAAGGTATTTATCGATAACGTAATCGTTGATGGTGAAGTGAAAGGCAAACTGTATCTGGAATCGGACGAAATGCAGTTTGTTCTCAAGGAGTACAACGGGAAAGTGACAGTTAACGCAAAGGGGAAAGAAGTTGAGCAGTACAAAACGCATGGCTATTATACAAATGTCCATTTTGCACTCAAACATTTCTTGAAAATGAAGATCATGGGCTCCACTGCTACAACGCTTAGAGAACTCCAAGAAGACATCGAAAGTATTCGTCGCTATATTGAGTCGGTATTACCGCTTGGACTCCCCCAAGAGGCTCACAGAGCGCCTACGGAAGTATGATGCAGACCATTCATATCGACGGCATGCCGCCCAACCTGAATAAGTACCGCAACATGCACTATCATGTGCTCGATAAGGAAAAGAAGCGATGGGCCGCAATTATAAAAGCCATCGTTCACGAACAACAGATCGAGCCGATGAAGCGGATTCATATGCGGTATGAATTCTGGTTCAAGACGAAGGTTGAGCATGACCCTGACAATTACGCATGCTGCGCGAAATTCATCAATGACGGACTTGTCGATTGCGGTTTTCTCCCGCGGGATAATTTCGATCACATCGTATCGTTAACCATCTGCCAAGGCGGCATCAGCAAGCATCCGCACATCCTAATCTTTATGGACGAAATTATAGAGCCGTAAAGGTACCTACAAGCGCGGCAAAGCCTAAAATGCACTCTTAATACCACAAGGAAATTGAAGGGCTCAAAAAGTCCGCTAGGCGCTTCAAATGAATTCCTAGTCATACGTACAGTTTGCCCGATTTTGAACCCGTTTATACCAAATTTTATACCTATACGGTGTATGGGTATGGGGGTAATCACATGAACTGGAAGCAGGCGAAGACGCGGGAGTTGTACGTGATCATGTTCGTGGACGAAGCTGCAACAAGCGCGGACAAGCTAGCGGCGAAAGCGGAAGTCGAACGACGGAAGAAGCAGAGTCATGAACGGATGCAGAACAAAGAGGTTTCCCACTATCAGAAATGAGGGGTGAACGTATGCTTATTGAAAATTTTATGAACCGCTATTCACCGATTGTACCGCGTGACGATGCACCGAACGAGCCAGGAGAAGTCGTAGGGATGATTAGCCGCAAGCATCGCGTGGCCTTCGTGGTATCGCCGCATAGAGAGGACCAGCGGACCGGATCAACCACGCCGCCTGTGCCAATGTCTAGGTACTGGCAATCCATGTTCAAAGCGGTAAGCATCCGATGAAGGACAAGTTTATCACCAGACGGCAAGCGATGGAGCTGCTACACGAACACTATGACGGGCTGGAAATGTGCAGTTTAGAAGCCTTGGAAAAGGCGCTCAATGAAGTGCTAGGAGTCGGTTCTAAGCGGTTTGAACGCGTCAAGGAAGTGTACTTGGAACGGCTGGGCGAAGCCGCTCAGAGCCATATGGAAGAGTTCAGAAGGCAAGTAAGTAAAAGGATCGGGAGGTAGAGCCGTGTTAGACAGAACCGCACTCATAACGGATAATCTCGGACTCGTACGCAAGATGGCGAACATGTATAAAAGGCGCGTATCCGACAATGCGCTTGATTATGACGATTTGTACGGCGAGGGTTGCATGGGACTTATCAAAGCTTCGGAGATGTTTGACCCTTCAAGAGGGATCAAGTTCTCGACTTACGCTTGTCGGTATATCGCCGGCTTTATCCTCCGCTCGATCCGCCGTAAAGGGTTTATCCATGTTCCCCACCATGTGGTGGATGTGGCCAGTAAGATCATGAGAGACAGGTTGGAAGACGCAAGTCCCGATGAAATTGCCGCCAAGTTAGGCTACTCGCTCAAGTGGGTGGAGTGGGGACTACAGTATTTGGACATCCGCGCCGTGCCGATGGATAAACGCGAAAGTGACGAGGACGGAGTGCCATTTGTGGGAACGGGCTTTTACGAAGATTACACAACCGCTTACGTCCAAGACTTCATAGCTACGCTTAAGCCGATTCATCGGGAAGTCGTGGAAATGATTCTCGACGGCAAGGATTACCGAACCATAGGCGGTCAAATCGGCATTTCGTTTCAAGGCGTATCCAACCGGATGCGGCACGTTAAAAAGCGCATGTTAGCGTACCAAGCAGCGGCCAATGGCAAAGCGTAAGGCGCCAGCGCCGAAGGTTGAGAAGAAGCATGAAGTACCGCTTAACGAGCGTCCAGGACGGTGCAGAAAGTGCGCCGGCACATCATTTAAACTCAAGTTCGTTGAGCGGGTACTGATTCGAGAGTGTAACGACTGCGGGGATGAATTCAAACTGTGAATCCGCCGAGGGATGGAAGAGCTGCAATGGGAAGCTGAACAAAACAAAGAGGAGCGATAACCGATGTTCTATAACGGATTTGCAATAATCGAGGATAGATTCATGGTTGATCGGTACCAAGCACGAACACACCGAAAGAAACGGATTAACAAGAAGTGGGCGAAACGATATGGATTCCGCGAGGTCCCGAAGAAGACGGTGATAATGGTTGGCAACAAGGTTGTCATGCATCCAGCTACGGCCGCTGAGTTTCGAAGGAGATTGGCCTCTCAGGATAAGGGGTAAGCCCCCATCCGGCCCCCGCGTTGCTGGGTGGTTCGGTCGCATCGGAGCAGATCAAAAACAAGGGAGCGAACGAAAATGGAAATGACAGTGTCAGAACTCATCAAGAAGCTTCAAGAATGCAACCCAGACGCTAAGGTTGTAACCATAACCGTCGGGAATAGAAACGAATGGGAATACACGTCAAACCCAGTGTTGAAAAGCAATAAAAATAGCTTTGGAGAACGAGTTTTCATCCAGTAAGGAAAATCAAGGAGGAACAGAGAGATGAAATTCAGGAAGAAACCCGTAGAAATCGAAGCCATCACGTTTAACGAGCTAGTGGAGTATGGGAAGGCAAACGGAGGCAATATCGTAAATGGCATGCCATGGTCATTCCGTTACCAAAACCAGCCGATCACGCACGAGAATGACAGCTGCTACCTCATCCCGACGCTGGAAGGCACTATGAAATTCACGCCGGACGATATGTTGATCACGAGCGTTCAGGGCGAGATCTACCCATGCAAGTCTGACATATTCGAGATGACGTATGAACCAGCCATCGAAGAAATGGATAGGCCGAAGGCGTCCGAAACGACCGAACAACCCAGCGATAGCGAGGGCCGTAGAGGTTCGGAGGTATCCCATGAGTAGCAGAGAGATCACCCGTGAACAGATACTTGGGATGAGCGCAGGACGTGAGCTAGACGGACTTGTCGCGGTAATCGTGATGGGCGTGGAAGAAGTGACAATCGTCGGCAAGCATTACTTCATCGATCCGTTAGACAAGATACTGCCATCGTACAGCACAGACTTAGCCGCGGCATACAAGGCCGAAGAACAAATGTTACAACTTCCGGAAATCTCGCTACCTGAGCGATACATTGACCATCTAAGGTGGCTGGTGAAAAAGCAACGAGGCTACTCGACGGCATTCTGGCTTGTACATGCAACACCGGAACAACGTTGCAAAGCAGCCCTATTATCACTCCTAAAGGAGGACTGACACATGAGGTTAAACTACTGGTTCATCGGTGCAATGCTTCTGAACTTTGCAATATGGGCTTGTGTAGTTTGGATAACTCTTAAAGTAGTGGAGGGGTGAATGCGATGCAGACTGAACTGTTCATGCTACCTGAACTTGACCGCAAGCGAACGCAGGCGGCTGTAGAAGCTGCGCTCGAGAAGTACCGCATATTTAAGACCATCACGTTTGACGAACGCGAAGCAGGCACCACAGCGGGCTATAACGAGCGGTTCCATGGGCCAACGAACGTCACAAGCGATCAGACAGCACAGATCGCCACGCATAACGTGGATGTGCCAGCACAGCGCCAAGTGTACTGCGAACGCATTGAACGGATCGTCAAGCGCCTGCACCCTAAAGAACGGTTGCTGATTGAGGCACGGTACATGAAGGAGTCATACCTATTCGATCATGCTGTCTACAATCATATTTTCAATCCTCCAATCAGTTGGGGGACATACAACAAGCTCAGACGGAACGCCTTTTATCAGATTGCACTCGCCATGGATATTGCAGTCGAGAAAGATAAATGACATATATTGTGAAATTTATGAGGAAAAGTTGTGAAATAATTGCGGATTCATTGTGATTCATTATCTTTTCAACCTGCTATTCTTGTAACGTAGGAAGTCGGGGAGGCACACTGGTTCCTCCTTTACTTTCTATCCAGCCAGCACTGCACTGATCCGGTGGCAACGGAAATTGAATGAAGGTGGGAACGCCTTTGTCCTAAATAACACTTTGCAGATGTTCCAATGTGGTGGCGGAAGAGAGACGCTAGGGTCAGGGGTAGTGACCTGTTCGAACCAGGTTGCCCGAGGTGAGTGTCTGCAACTGCTCCCTTTTCATGGGTGAAAGTCCCATGACCACGTAAGCCCTTCGGGGCTTTTTTTGTTTGTAAAAATGAGGAGGATGACGAAGATGAGTGTTAAAGAATTAGCGGAGTATGAAACGATTCGAGTTAAATTTGCCGGGAGAGACGAGTATCTCGAAATCAGTGGTAACGGAGAGGTGCAAGTTGACTGCGGCGAATCAGGAGAACACTTTAGAATGTTCTCGCACGGAGGCGAAGATCCCTTGCTTGCGCAAGGATCTATGTATGACAACGAGACATGCAGCCTGCCCACCGTAGAGCCGACATGGAAATACACGCAGTACCTACAAATCCTGTTAGAGACCCATAAAGCTGGACATGAGTGCCATAAGGAAATCGGCGAAGTTATGACTAAGCTACATGCATTAATCATGGATCAAGCCTGACTTCGGTCGGGCTTTTCTTTTTTGACGGCATTATTTACGGGAGGTGAATGACATGGCGGATGAACGAACACCGGGCAGGCCGCCTAAGTTCGCAACCGTTGAGGAGTTAGAGGAGAAGATCAACGCTTACTTTGACACCTGCTTTGAAGAATCATGGTATAAGGACAAAGATGGAATATGGCAGCCTGATCTTGATCGGTTCGGTGAAGTGATTCGGCATCAGGTCAAACCGTTCACGATGTCGGGGCTTGCACTAGCGCTCGATACGACTCGAGAGACCCTTTTGGATTACTCCGTGAAAGACGGGTATTCTGACTCGATAAGAAGAGCCAAGCAAAGATGCGAGGAATTTGCCGAGAGTTTAACCCTCGATAAAGGCAATCGCAATGCAGCCGGCGCTATTTTCAACCTCAAGAACAACTATGCGCGGTGGTCTGACAAACAAGAAATCGAACACAGCGGTGAAACAGGGGTGAAGATCGTCAATGACATCCCACGTAAGCCTGACTGATGTAATTGCGCCGAGTTTTTATGACGTGCATTGGGATATACACGATAACCGACATACGTATTACTGGTTAAGTGGAGGCCGTGGATCGACTAAATCGTCATTCATTGCGGTGGAGCTCATATTGGGCATTATGAGCGATCCAAACGCCAATGCAGTCGTGCTGCGGAAGGTTAAGGATACGCTTAATGAATCGGTCAAAGATCAAATCATTTGGGCGATTACCGAGGCGTTGAAGGTTTCGGATTATTGGGATATGCCGGATCAAAAGCTAGTGTTGACATATAAGCCGACAGGCCAGGAAATTCGATTCAGAGGCGCAGATAAGCCGAAGAAAATTAAGTCGATGAAGTTTGCACGTGGTTATTGTAAGTTTACTTGGTTTGAAGAATTGGATGAGTTCACCAGCATGGAAGAGATCCGAATGATTAACCAATCTCTCATGCGTGGCGGTCCGAAGTTTACCGTGTTCTACAGTTACAACCCACCAAAATCGGCCAACAATTGGGTGAACGCAGAGAAACAGTTAACCCGCGTCGACCGCCTGACGCACCACAGCACGTATCTTAGCGTTCCGGAGGAATGGCTGGGAGAACAGTTCATCTTTGAAGCAGAGCACCTTAAAACCGTCAAGCCGAGCGCCTACGAGCATGAGTATATGGGCGTTGTAACGGGTACGGGTGGTGAAGTGTTCGACAATGTGAAGATCCGGCCAATCACTGATGAGGAAATCAAGGACTTCCACACCATGCGGCGCGGCCTCGACTTCGGCTTTGCCATTGACCCACTGTCCTACAACGTTATGCACTATGACCGGAAATACAAGCGATTGTACATCTTCCACGAGCTATACAAGGTCGGCTTATCAAATAAGGCGGCTTTTGATCATATCCAACAAGAGAACAAGCGGAACGAACAAATCATAGCGGATAGCGCGGAGCCTAAGAGCATCCATGAGTTAAGGCAATACGGTCTGAGGATGCGGGCAGTCAAGAAAGGGCCGGACAGTATCGAATACGGTGTCAAGTTCCTGCAAGACTTAAACGAAATCATAATCGATGACATTCGCTGTCCGGAGACTGCGCGTGAATTCCTCACCTATGAGCTGGAGAAGGATGCAAACGGGAATTGGAAGGCCGGCTACCCCGACAAGAACAATCATGCCATTGATGCAGTGCGATACGGCATGAATGACGAGTGCATGCAGTTTAAGGACCGCAAGAAGCATGAGAGTGACCCTGACAACCCAACGCCGGAAGAGAAGCACGCGAAGGCAGTCAAGCGGCTGACAGGCGGCAAGGTGAACGTGGCCGCTTATACAAAATGGTAGGGGTGAGAAGATGCACGACATGATTCTAGGGGCGGCAATAGCTGTTGGCTCCATTGTGATGCTGATCATGGCATATACCGCAGGAGAGATGAGAGGCGCGCACATAGCAAGGCAGGATGTGCCGGACCCTTGCCCGAAATGCGAACTGGACCGGATTAATAGGCAGGCACCGGACGACTTCGAGATAGACGACGAAGTAGCCAAGGCTACCGCAGAGAAGGCCAAGGCGATCCGCCAGGGCTTCATGGACATGATGAGCTACGACGTGACTAAGGCCGTTAAGGGCGATCGGCAATGAAGAAGACCATCACCATCACATATGACGTCGTAACGGCTCATGTCGAGTTAGAGCATGACCAAATGGCTTACGGTGAGCTGGTCGGCCTGATTGAGTACGCCAAGATGATGATTATGCGAGATTGGCTAGAAGAGGGGTGATATGTTGGCTGACAAGGACAAGACGAAAGACTGGAAGCTGCTAGAAGCTGGGCGAGCTTACAACAATCGGCTGGAGCCGAACTACTACGAAACCGTTCGGGCTAACCTGGACTTCTTCGCTGGCAATCAGTGGCGCAACTTGAAGGATAGTGAGATGCCGAAACCGGTGTTTAACTTCATCAAGCGCGTCATTACGTTCTTTGTGGCCTCTCTCACCGTGACGAAGGCGAAGATTCACTTTGAACCGGAGATGTACATGGCTCCACAGGACGAAGAGCAGGAGCCCCTCACGGGCGCTGAGCCCGCACCACCACCCCAGGATAGGTCAGACGACCTTATAGCCGCATACGTGGCAGGCAAGCAGGTCGACGTGCTCTTTGAGAAGTACAAAATGGAGTATCGGCTTAAAGAGGCGCTATTCGATTCCGCCATCACGGGCGACGCCGCCGCGCATTTCTGGTGGGATACGAAGAAGAAACCGTTTGGCAAGGTCCGGCCAGAGATTAAAGGCGAAATCGACTTCGAACTTGTTGACGGCGTGAACATTATCTTCGGCAACCCCAACGTCCGCGAGGTTGAGAAGCAGCCTTTCATCGGCGTGATCGGCCGAGACATGGTGAGCAACCTCAAAGCCGAGGCGAAGCGTAACAAGAACACCGCAGAGGCTGACGCGGTGAAGGCGGATTCCAATTGGAATTATCAAGCCGGGGACAATGCGAAGATTGAGATGGAGGGCGACGAGTCCGGCAAGGCGGAATACTTCATCGTTTACCGCAAGGTAGAGAAGACGCGCAAGGTGACGGACCAGCTAACCGGTGTCGAGACAGACGAAGAGTATTGCACCATCATGGCTTCCAAGTGTACCGAGACGGCGTACATATTCCAAGACGTTGATACGGGGCTGGAACGTTACCCGATCGCATGGAAGAACTGGGAGAAGCAGAAGAACACGTATCGCGGGCGGGCGCTGTGTACGGGTATGCTGCCGAATCAGATATTCATTAACCGCATGTTTGCGATGGTCATGTATCACCTCATGATGAGCGCGTTTCCGAAAGCGGTGTACAACGCGGATGCGATCGACGTATGGACGAATGTAGTTGGTGAGGCAATCCCTGTTACCGGCGTCGACCTTAACACGGACCTGCGGCATGTGGCGGCGTACCTGCAGCCCGGCGACATGTCCGCGCAAATCGTACAAGTTATCGAGCTGGTCATGCAGTACACCAAGGAAATGTTAGGTGCGACAGACTCAGCGCTTGGCGAGATCGACCCTAAGAACACGTCGGCCATCATCGCCGTACAGAAGTCTTCCGCCATTCCGCTGGAGAATCCCAAGTCTAACCTCTATGAGTTCATCGAAGCGTGCGGCGACATCTGCTTCGACATGATGGGCACGTACTACGGCACACGGCCGGTCATGCTGGAAGATGGCGCGATAGCGGACTATGACTTCTCGCAGCTCAAGGATGCTTGGCTGAATATGCGCGTCGACGTCGGTGAGTCGTCGTACTGGTCGGAGATCGCGTCCAGCCAGACGCTTGACAACCTGCTTGCCGCTGGCCAGCTCGACATCATCGAGTATTTGGAGCGCCAGCCGGACGACATGATTCCGCAGAAACAAGAGCTTATCGCCAGCATTAAGAAGCGCATGGCCGCGCAGCAGGCTGCCGCAGATGCGCAAGCACAAGCGCAGGCACAACAGAACCAGCCACCGGCACAAGGGCAAGAACAGGCCGCAAAGCAGGCTCAAGCAGAGCAGCAAGCAGCCATGCAGGCACAACAGGCACAGCAGCAGGCCGTTACGCAGGCACAGCAGGCTGAGCAGAAGCACGGGCACGCCTTACACCTTAAGAGCCTCGACATCGCCGGTAAGCTGGCGTTAGCGAAGGCAGCCAAACACGCAACGGGAGGGAAAAAGTAAATGCAGGCCACTATTAACGGGGTAATCGTAACTGGCACGCCACAGGAGATAGCAGACTATCAGCGCATCTTAAGACAGACGTTCAATATCCACCGAATTGGACATTGTTCAATGGATCGACATGCGGGACTGATACGCAACAAGGCTAAGAGGCGCTCCTACCATAGGGCGTCTTTTTAGTTTGCACTTATTCTGACCTGCCAGACGTCATGAAACTGGGCCGCGCCAACCATAGCGCGTGGAGGCACTTATGCAAACTTATCGATTCCCGCTTAACCTGCAATTATTTGCAGAGGATGGTCCCGAAGATGACGACGACTGGGATGCCGACGATACACCAACGGACGGCGCCGACGATGACGACTTCGAGGACACAGGCGACGACACCAAAACGGACGAGCCCACCACAGCCGATCCGACGGAGCCGCCGACAACTGACCCTGAGCCCGTAAAGCCGGAGACGTTCAAGCTGAAATACAACGGCGAGGAACGTGAGATCCCGGCCGAAGAGGCGCGTGCCTTGGCACAGAAGGGCATGAACTACGAGAAGGCGATGGAGCGGGCACGGCAAGAAGCTCGCGACACGTACATCTCGGAGCAAGGCATGGAGTGGCGCGGCAAGCCCATCACCACGGAGGCGCAGTACAAACAGGCGATCCAGGAGAAGGAATGGGAAGACAACATCCGCAGCAAGAACAACCTGCCGGATGAGGTCGTGCAGGAGCTTGTCGAGGCCAAGCGTGACCGCGAAGAACGGGCTAGGGAGAAGGTCGCAGCAGCCGAGCAGGCCAAGGAGCAGGCGATCGTGCAGGAGTTCTTTGAATACTTCCAGAGCATCAACGAGCGTCCATTCAGCCCAACCGACGTCATTCCGGCAGAAGTGAAGGCCGCAGTAGACCGCGGTGAGAATCTGACAGTCGCCTACGTGAAACACCAGAACGCAGAGCTCATGCAGCAGCTACGCACTTATAAGCAGAACGAGACGAACGCCGGCAAGGCACCTGTCACCAGCACCACAGCGCACGGCAGTAAACCGCAGGAGCCGAAAGACTTGTTCCTCGCGGAATTCGATAAAGACTAATACTTGGTAGCACGTTGACTGCCATTTTGGTATAATGTGTGTAAAGGAGCGTGCACATATGCCGAAAGCGCAGGACTTATCAGGGGTTAGGTTTGGTCGAATTGTCGTAGTGTCGAAGTTCGGTAAGAAAAGCGGGCATATCGCGTGGAACTGTTTATGTGACTGCGGAAAAGAAAAGGTGTTCTTGGGCGTCAATCTGACGAGCGGGAAATCCCAGTCATGCGGGTGTTTGAGGGCAGAAGTTACGTCCCAGCGTTCGCTAAAGCATGGAAACAGAAGAGGGAATGGGAAGACATCCCGTGAGTATGAGGCGTGGTGCTCTATGGTCGGCAGGTGTGAGACCGAGACAGACACCAATTATCATAATTACGGCGCACGCGGCATTGCGGTGTGTGACAGATGGCGAAGCTCTTTTGAAAACTTCCTTGCTGATATGGGCAAAAGACCCTCATCTAGACACTCCATTGACCGAACCAACGTAAACGGCGATTACACGCCAGATAACTGCCGCTGGGCTACAAAAGAAGAGCAGATGAGGAACAGGCGACTACTGAGTAACAACAACTCAGGCGTGAATGGTGTTTACCTCAACAAGGCTTTAAACAAGTACCACGCACAGATATACAGTAACGGTAAAAAGAAGCATCTGGGCTATTTTACATCTCTCGAAGATGCAGAAAAAGCACGGGAAATAGCAGAAGCATTGCTCTGGAAGACCTCTGACTGAGGTCTTTTTGTTTGGCCAAAAACATTTGAGGAGTTGGTTATCATAGCTATTAATCTCGCCACTAAATACTCGTCCAAGGTTGACGAGCGATTCTCGAAGATGTCCGTCACAGAAGCATGGGTTCACCAAGATTGGGACTGGGAAGGCGTGCAGACGATCAAGGTATACTCGATCGGTACATCCGCGCTGAACGCGTACAGCCGTACAGGTACAAGCCGTTACGGAACGCCTACGGATCTGACGGACACGGTAGCAACGTACACGCTTTCGCAGGACAAGGCGTTCACGTACGTTATCGATAAAGGCGACAACATCGATTCCTTGAACGTTCGTGCCGCGGCTAAGTCGCTGAAGCGCCAGAACGATGAGGTCATCGTGCCTGCCATCGATAAATACCGCCTTGCCGCTTACGTTACGGCGGCAGCCGCGAACGGTGGCCGCCCTACAGCGACGAACATCACGACTTCTAACGCCTACAGCTCGCTATTGACGGCGCAGCAAACACTTGACGACCTGCTTGTGCCGGACGGCGGACGCGTTTGCTACTCTTCGCCGGGGTATATCAACAAACTCAAGCAAGATCCGAACTTCGTCAAGGCGTCCGACATGGCGCAAGAGATGTTGGTTAAGGGTCAAGTCGGAGAGGTTGACGGTGTGGCGATCGTTAAGGTGCCTACGACGTACTTCCCGACGAAAACGCCGTTCATCTTGACGCACAAATCGGTTATGTGCGCGCCGAAGAAGCTGCAAGACTACAGCATCCATGAAAACCCGCCAGGCATCAACGGAAATTTGGTCGAAGGCCGGATCTACTACGATGCCTTCGTCATGGATAGCCGCAAAACAGCGATCTATGCATGGTTGGAGGTCTAATCTATGCTATTTCGTAACGCGGACGGGGTAGAGATCGAGCTATCCGAAGATCACGCTAGCCTAGCGGAGCGTAACGGCTTCGCATTGGTAGAAGAAGCCGAAGAAAAGCCGAAGAAAACCACGAAAAAAGCAGCGGAATAAACGACAAGGAGGGTGGAGTGCTATCTAAGCATTCCGCCCTCTTTTTGTATGAAAAGGAGGCACGTAATTTGAGCCATATCGTACCGATCAATAGAAAATACGGTCTAACGCGGCAGGCGCCTATCACCGTAATGACCACGCCGCCGGTATTCTCGGCAGCGGTCGGCGGTGGCACGGCCACAACCATTACGAACGGCCGATTCGTGAATGTTTTCTCCAGCGGGACGACGCTGAATAGGCTTTTCCGCTATCCATACGGCGACATCAGGCAAACAGACGTCACCTTCCCCAAATCGACGGCAGTCTCCAACTTTGCGGTATCTAACCCCGTGAGCGGATCGAGCTTCGCAGGTGGAACGTACAACGGAGCGGGCATGGCGGTCGAATTTGGCTTCGATGGCACGACAATCGATATCATGAACCTCGGCAACGGCGGCAAATACCGCGTTCTCGTCGATGAGGGCAACGGCTATCAGTACACCATCAGCAACGCCGGCAACATCAACGGTACGTGGACGGCTGACGGGGCAGGCTGGAGACGGCTTATCACGTTCGCCTCGCGGATGCAGCGGAATATCCGCTATGAGGTGGAAAGTGGAACGTTCCTGGGCGTAACGGTCGGCGGTAACGACACGATCACGCCATGCACGCGCCAGCATCTACCGAAGTGCGTTATCCTGGGCGACAGCTTCACGGAGCCAACAGGCGCGGACAACTACTTCACGGGGTGGGGCGGCGTCGCTTGCCAGATCCTCGGCCTTGAGCCGGGCACATCGGGCAGCGGTAGCACGGGCTACGTGGCTAACGGCACCACGCCACGCGTTAACTTCCTTGGCCGCGTACTGTGGGACGTTATCAACCAGGCGCCGGATTACGTCATCATCGCAGGCGGCATCAACGATTCCGCCATCGCACCGACGACCATCCAGGCAGCGGCTACGGAGCTATACCGGCAGATCCAAGTCGCGCTGCCTAAAGCGCAGATATACGTTGTCGGCAACTTCTATCCAAGAGCGCCAACGACGACGGTACTCGCGATCAGCGACGCGATTAAAAACGCTGCGCTATCCCGATCCATTCCGTTCATCGATACTCAAAACGGCACTATCTACACCGAGGATGGCACGCAACTCGCCAATCCGGCACGCGGTTCGTGGATGACGGGAGCGAGCGGTAACACAAGCTCGGTGCAGACGACGGGTAATGCTTCGATCTACACAGGGGCAGACGATACGCATCCGGTGCAGAATGGCCACAACTACCTCGGCGCATGTGTTGCTGGCGCGATCCTTGAGATCCAGCGCCATGAGAGCCGCAAATAGTAACGACTTGGAGGGCGGAGCATTCCGCTCTCTTTTTGTATGGAAAGGGGGGATAACGGTTGAAGCTACAGCAGATTATCGACGCCATCGCGGAGCGCTATCCGCATTCACTTTCGACAACGAACGTCATTGATAAAATAAACATCGTGATTGCGCAAATGTATAGCACGTTATATAGGCCAATGGGAACGCTGGTCTTTGACTTGGACGCGGGAAACCCGTTTTATCCGCTGGCCGATATGAGCGACCCGCTTAACCCGGTCGCCTTCTCACCGGATGCGGTGATGGCGGTCGTCGTGGAGGGCAAAGAGTACGAATACAAGGACGCCCCATTCGGAGATACGCAGCCGTATTACTACGTCGCGGACGGGTATATAGTCGGCATCGTGCCGACACCGGCTAAGGACATACCGAAAGGACTGACGATATTCCACAACAAAGCACCGCAGGAAATGACTACGGCCGACCTGGGCAGCTCGCCCGACTTTCCTGATGCATATCATATGCTCATCGTGTACCGCGTCTGCGCCGACCTGGCCGCGATTGCGAACGATGGCGGGATGGTGGACGTGTTCGCCGCGTCGTATAACGCGCTGGAGACAGAGTACAAACGGTCGCGGCGGGCCAAGCCGCAGCAGATTAAAGACGTATACGGGGGGTGTGCCTGGACATGAGTAATGCATCGGAGCAATTAGCTGCGCAGTATGCAGCGGCAGCGGCCGCCACGCGGGATGTGTCTATCCTAGAAGTGCAACAGGCCCGAGTAGGCTATACGGACCTTAAGACACGGCTGGACACGGATAAAAACCGCGTAGATAACATCGTGAGCAATGCAGGCTCCAGCAATACGGAGATTGTAGACGCTCGGAATAAAGCAGACGGGACTTCCTCCCCGACTTTAAAGAAGCGCTTAGATGATTCTGATGTGGTATTGGGCCAACGCGCACCTATTAAATCTTCTGGCTTCCCTTGGCCGACCGATCTCGTAGCCTTTTGGGACTTTTCTGAATCAGCGCCACCGTATGCCGCAAAGGCGGGCGCAGACCGTTTTCCACTTGTTGCGGGAACATCGACGCCAACGGCGGACCCTGCAGCCCCATTTGGCGGCGGGATATCACTGAATGGAACTACCGATTACTTAACGATTCCCGCCGCGAACACGGGCGCGCTGCATGCGGGTAAAACAGGCGATCAGGTAACGATTATCGCATGGGTGAAACGGTCGGCTTCTAATAGCGCAGACTCTTCGCAGACCATTGCGGGCATGTGGCAAGAAGATAATACAGCGCCGAAGCGACAATATGCGCTATTCGCCAGCCTTCCGCTTTATGGAGGGCGCGGGCAGGTATGCGGCCATGTATCCAAAACCGGCGGCGCCTCCCCTAATATTCCATATTCGCGGGATTACTCGGCGAATGCCCGCATTATTACGAAAGACGGTACGCGCTGCATCGGTTTCACGTACGACGGAGCGCAGTCAATGGCGTATATGGACGGTATCTCCGATGTACGCGCTTCTTACACGGAACCAGGCGCGCCAAACGGCGAAGGGCTCACATACGCGAAAAACCCGTATTTGTTTGACCTCGGGCTGAACCGGGCGTCTCTTAGTGACTTTACGGTCGGCGCGGTTAAACTAACGGCTGGTATGGCGAACTACTTCCCAGGCAGTATCTACGGGCTGGCGGTTTTCCGGCGGGCATTATCGCCAGCCGAAATGTTGCGGGTTCACATGGACGCATTGGCGCCTACAGATCCGTTTCTTTACCTCGACTGTTCATCTCTCGACGCCGGGGCGCATCCGCCGCTTGATTATGGGTGGAAGTCGGTCCGCGGCGCCAGCGGAGCGGTTACAAGTGACACCACCTATTCTTGGCTCCATACGCGGTTCGACGGAAACAATGCATATTTGTCTCGTTCCAACACGGCGCCGTCCGGAAACACGAACAACAGCGCCACAAACGCGCTCATGGTGTTTGACGCCATCCACGATATGAAATTCAGTCAGCTCGGCAAAATCAGCTTTACACTGAATAACTCGCTTGCCGGTGACACCGTGCGGGTATGCGTCTGCGTCGGCGGCCAATGGTACGCGACAGCCACGGAGTACGACCATCCTGGCGGCGGCGTAGGAAGTGATTGGACGACAGGCATTACAACATCCGTCACGATTACGCGTGATAAGACGCAATGGTTGGCGCTGACGTACACGTATGGATCTGCGCTTAGTTTGGGGGCACAACCAGCGACGAACCTGCCAAACGGCGCGCTGACGGGCATCGGCTTCTTCTCTAAATCGATGCAAGTTAACGGCCTAATTCGATTAAAAGATGTGAAATTGTTCGCGTAAAGGAGGAACGAGCATGCCACTCGCAATGTGGCCGACCGCGAAGCAGAAAGAGCCTACGCGCACGCTGCGCGAGTTTAAAGGCGTTAACCTGCTGGACGCGTTCGGCATCAATCCCGCGTACTCGCCACATGCCACAAACACCAGCTCCGCACTCGCCCCGGCCTTGTCTGTTAAGCCGGGGTTTTCCTCGCTCGGAGCGCCGATCGGCACCACGGTGCTGGGTTTGGCAGTATGGAAAAATCAAGAGCTTCACGCCGTTTTCAATGACGGTACCTGGCGGAAGCTAGTCGGCTCCACCTGGACGACGCTTAAAACAGGGCTATCCACTACGGCTGTCTGGTCGTTCGTTAACTTTAAGGGCGGCTTTACCGACACGAACCTGATCGGCGCGAACGGCATCGTGGCGCTACGCTACGACGGCGCTACCGTGCAGCCGCTCGCTAATGCACCGACGGGACTGAACTACGTCACTCAGCACGACAACCGCGTATATGGCGCGGTAGGCAACCGAATCGCCTATTGCGGCATCGACCTGGCGGAAGAATGGACCGTTGTTGGCCGCAGAGATGACAGCTCACCCGGCACCATCCCGAAGGAGACGTATACCGGCGAGAACATCAACGGGATATCGGCCGGAGCGGGACACGCTACCATCTTCTTCCCGTCGTCGTCCTGGGAGCTCTATGGCACCAGCTTCTCCGATTACCAGGTTATCGAAGTCGCCTCAGACATCGGTGCGATTAACAATCAGAGCAGCGCCATCCTGGGCGGGGTGCTGTACTTCCTCGATGAATCGGGCATCTACAGCTACACGGGCGGCGTGCGGCCTGATAAATCATTCTCGCTGCCGGTGCAGGCGTACGTCGATGGCATGAACCAAGCCGCCAAGGCGAGCTGCTGCATGGGCGCTGACGGCAGGTATCTGTACGTATCCATTCCGGGGGCTGTACTGGTATGGGACAGCATACAGAGCCAGTGGCATGCCTGGAACGACGTCCAACCGCTGCACATCGCGAAGATGGGCGACACACTGTACATGGCGGATAACCTCGGCCGCGTGATGCGGATCGGCGGAACGACGAACAATGGCAGCGGGATCGCGTGGGAATGGCAATCCAAGACGTTCACCTCGCCGTCCATGAGTCAGCTTCTGCGCTGGATGGGGCTATGGCTCACCATCGATAAGCCCGCCGACAGTACGCTCCAGGTGTACGTAACGAAGGAGCCGACGGCAGATAGCGGCTGGGTCCTCGTCGGCGACATGGGAGCCGTCGCAGCGCTCCAGAACAGACGGATCAAGCTAAATCCTTCCCAGGTAGCCGCCAGCCAGACGCTGCGCCTCAAGCTGGCAGGCACAGGGCCGTGTACGGTCCGTGAAATCGCATGGGATGAGCGTCAATTCCCAATCGTATAGGAGAGGATAACATGAGCGTTATCAGCTTTAGCAGGCCAACGGGCAACGAGTCCCCGCAAGAACTGGCGGATATGGTCGCCAAGCTACAAAAGGAAGTTGAGTTCCTGATTAATGGCAACCTCTCAAGCACCAACGTTCGGGAAATCGGGGGCTACCTCGTAGACGATGATCGCATCTATTCAAAAGACGGGGATGTCGGGCTATCGACGACGGATACGGGTGGGGATGACGTTCGGTATTGGGCAGGCGGAACAGATCCCGATACCGCCGCACTCCAGATCCGCAAAAGCGGGAAGATCTCCCTTCGGTTCCCAGGTGGTAAGGTTGTTGAAATTGGTCCAGATCTCGGCGGCTCGCCGTATGTGCAACTGACGAACAGCAGCGGAGAGAATGTCGTGATAAACATGGATGTTCAATTCCAGATTCAATCAGATTCCGACATTAGTCTGGTCAGCGCGAAGAACATCTATTTGATTACGGCGGGCGGACCGGGAAAGAATGTCGTGCTCGATTACGACGGTGTAACAGAAGGCGCAACGCTCACACTTCGGAATGAGATAGACGCCAAAGCAACGAAGGGCATTACGTTAAACGGAGGCATTCCCATCGGCACAATGCTCGCCATTGACGGAGGCGGGGCCGTCGGATGGGCGGGTATTACCCTAGCTTAAAATAAAAGGAGGGCGCATATGCCGTTAGGTAATCTTCCCACGAAAGGCATCACCTACAATGCCGCAACGAAAAAAGTCGTACAGTCGCCGGGAGCATCGTCGGGGGCCTCCCCTGGTGCGATGGGCGTCATGGGGGCGCTGAGGAATGCGGCCACCAAGAATGTGACGGCGGGCGGCGCGGCCGGAGCGCTGGCAGGGCTCTACGGACCGCCAAAAACGCAGTCGGCCGTAGCGGGGGCACAGACAGCCGGGTTTAGTTATGACCCAACGTCCGACCCGGTATACCAGAAAGCACTAGCGGCCGCAAAGGCGAACGCTGGCGTGCAGCAAGGCAATGACCTGGCATACCTCAACAAGCGCGGGCTGGTAGGCAGCGACGCCGGCAACGCAGAGATTGCGCAGATCGGACAGAACGCCGTGAGTGACCTCGAGGCCAACTTGCTGCCGCAGCTCGCGCAGCAGGCATATGGCCGGTACCGCGACGACATCAACCAGAAGAACACCGACGAAACGCTTCGGCAGAATAAGGGCGCACTTACCGGCTATTACACGTCGGCTGACATGGACAAGGCATATGCCGACGTTAATCAGGCGAAAACGGACTATGCCAACGCCAAAACGCCAGAGGAACGCATTGCCGCGCACAACAGGGCAGAGGCAGCAAGATCCGTCATCACGCAACTCGGCGGCAATTCTGGACTGGTAGGTAGCAACGTAACGGCAGACCAGGCAGCCGCGAATAAGGGGCACTACGGCATCGAGACGGCTACGCAGCGTCAGGCAGATGTCGACAACGCCCGCAACAAGAAGCTCGACAACATGGATGCGGCGTCCGCAGTATCCGCTATGACGGGCAAAGTCATTCATGCGCAAGACGATTGGAACGGCCTTTTTAGGCAGGGGGCAGACCCGAATACACCTTTAACGGCGGCTGGTCAAGGGCAACAGTTCAGCCAGGGCGTGCAGATCGCACAGCTCACCGGCAGGATGCCGGACGGCACGAAAACGACAGCGGAACAGCAACGGCAACTCACTAACCTATGGCAGCAAGCAACGCTGACGGGCACGATTCCAGACCAACTGGCGACAATGTACGGCATCCCGAAAGGCACGAAGACGCAAGACGCTATGCAATGGGCGTCGAGCTTCGGGCTACAACAGGATCAATTCCAGTCCGGAGTCGATCAAGACATCTATAAAATGCTGCTAGGTGACCCGAGCAAACCGGCGGCGGGACCTACGGCAGCAGATATCGCGAAGACGATTAGCAGCTCACCGCTTTTAAATCAGACGGACCCAACCACAGGTAAGCCGATTTCTATAACTGACCCGAACGTGCAGAAGAGCATCGAATCCATGATCATCACACAGACGCAGGACCCGGTAATAGCGGTTCAACTGTATAACATGTATGGAATTCCGGTGCCGGCCGAGTTAACGAAAGAGTACCAGGCGGCATTAGCGGCGGGAAAGTAAGCCAAACAGGAGGGGGGAATGGTAGCTATAACAACTACTACAAGTCGCCGCAGATAAGCAAAAGCAATCCGCAAGCCTACAACGCGGCTAATGCAACGATATCGAAGGCGGTATCCGATGCCGGTCTTCCGTCGAATTGGGTGCAACCGCTCATGGAGCTTGCATCCCGTGAGTCTAGCCTAGACCCAACCGCACAAAATAAGTCAACGACGGCGTACGGTCTGTTTCAATTCCTAGACAGCACATGGAACGGAACCGGAACGACAAAGTCAAGTAATCCATCAGCGCAGGCGGCCGCGGCGATAAAGTACATCAAGAGCCGGTATGGGACGCCCGAGAAGGCGCTTGCGTTCTGGGATAAGAACAATTGGTATTAAGGAGGCAGCCGCATGAGCTATTTTACGGAACGAGCAAAGCAGCTTGGAGTTGATTTGCCGGAAGCAGGCGAGCGCAAAGCCGGCGAGTCATATTTTCAACAGCGGGCCCGTGAACTAGGTTTAAATCTCGACGTAGGACAGCAGGCGGCTGCTGCTCCTGCGCCGACAAACAACTTCTTCACAAACCGCGCTATGGATCTCGGTATTGTCCCGGATGTGCGGCATGATGCGTATCACAATGCCATCGATACAACAAATCTAACGCTGCCATCTAAAGGCTTAGCGCCTTTTGACGCCAACATGGTCAAACCCGGCGCGACGCTGGAGCAGCAGAAGCTTGGTATCGTTAATTCGAGTGTATTGCCGAAGAATCCCTTCGAGCAGCAGAAGCCGGCTAGTAGTAGCCTGTTGCGGAGCAATCCGAATGTACGGGCTGTCGATGCGCATGTCGAGCATAATCCGATCAAAGCGGGATGGGAACAAATTCAGCAGGGTATGCAGACTGCTGTTAATTTCCAGCAGCAACCAACGTCCCAGGTGCCAAGTACGGGCAATAAGACGGTCGATGGCTTCCTACGGGGCGCGGGCAGTTTCTTACCAGGGCTTGCTAGTGGTCAAACGGAGGGCGAAGCAGTAGGGGCCATTAGTAAAGGGGCACAGTCACTTGGAGCAAAGCTTCTGCCAAAGTCGCCACGATTAACAAACGTATTCGGCCATGCTGTAGAAGCTGGGATTGAAAATGCACGTGTAGGCGCGGCCTCGGGACAGACGGATACGCGGCAAGTGGCTGAAAATGCTGCGATCGGTGGCGGGCTAGGGGCGGTTGGTGACGTGGTGGCTCGTGGCGTGGGAAGCGCATTTAAGAAGTTAGCATCTAGCGGCACAGGTAAAGGTAAAAGCATACAAGCCCTTAAAGACGCCTTAAACGAGCTTGGAGACGTCGCGACGGGCGGTCAGAATCAAGGTATCGCATTTGGGAAGAAAGCCGGGCCTTACGACAACCTACGGACTGACACGAAGTCGCAGCTGGTAACAAAGCTTAAACGGGACAAAGGCGGGGCTACAGGCCTTAGTGATCGCATGTACACGGCGCTTGTCGATGACGTCCATCAGTTTAACAAGTTCGATAAGGCGGCGGAATCCGCAACGGGAGAAAGTCTTAATCCATCGGATAGCGTCCATAAAACAGCGCTTGCTTCGAGGGGGGGGGATGTTCAGGCAAGCCAAATCATTCATGAAAACCTTATTGACAGTAAAGGCAAAGTGATTGGGGCTTCTCTGAAAGATCGGCTTGCTGCAATCCCTAAAGGTAAATATGTGGATTTCGAGGACTACCTGATCAATCGGCACGCCATCACGCGATATGATCGCGGCGAGAAGGTGTTCCGCGACGATCTTAATTGGACACCCGATGTAGGAAAGGCAAAGTTAGCCGCTTATGACGCACGGCACCCTGAGTTTAAAGCAGCAGCTGATGATATTTACAACTTCCAAAACGAAATGCTGCAGAAATGGTTGGTTGAGCCTGGCATCATCACGAAGGAGCAGGCGAAGGCATATCAGGATGCTAACCCTTTTTATGTGCCGATGAAGCGCCAATTTTCCAAATTGGAGAAGACCGGCAAAGGCCTTAATACGAAGAAGGGGTTCGGCGACCAATCCAACCCGAATAAAAGCTATTCTCCAGGCGGTTCTGATAGGCCGATCATTAGCCCGATTGAATCCATGATTGAGAATGTAGATTCCTATGTGAAGGCGGCCAAACGCAACAAGGTTATGCAGGCATTCGTGAAGCAGCTCCAGAAGGCGCCGGACGCCCTAAAGGGTTTCGCCGAAATCGTGCAACAGCCGGGCAAACTGGACAACATTAAAGGTATCGATCTATCTTCGGAGGATGGACTAGATGAGATGTTCGCCCGCATGAGTGATGATTTTGACAAGGTGATGCGGAAAACAAAACTCGACAAAGACAACATTGTCCGCGTTATGATCAACGGCGAGCCGGTACATGTCAAGATAAACGACAAGCATCTGCTCGAGGCTGTGACGGCGATCGGCCCGGAGAACGGCAGTAAACTGCTTGATGCGGTGGGATGGTTGACTAACAAAATGAAGGTGCTGACAACCGGCGCCAACCCAATGTTCAGCCTAACGCGGAACCTACTTCGAGACATTCCGCAGGCCTATATTGCGTCGAAGTCTACAGGCAACCCTATCCGGTTCACGTCCGACCTGTTTGATGCCGCTTGGAGTATCGCACGCAACAAGGAGCTATACCAAGAATTTAAGAACATGGGTGGCGGGCATTCTTCGTCTGTAGCTGCTGACCGTAACCTGTTGGCGCAAAGCAAGCGGTCGGTGGTCCCGGGCAAGAAGTTAAACGGGCTAGTGCCTAAAGCAATCAGCAAGCTTGAAAACGTCCTAAACGCAGTGGAAAGCGCTCCAAGACTGGCGGAGTATAAGCGTTATGCGAAGCTTGGGCAGCGTGAGCGGGGGTTGTTCGAGTCGCAAGACGTCACGGTTAATTTCAAACGTAGAGGTAAGCTGACTAGAGAACTGGATAAAGTTTTCCCGTATTTCAATGCTGCTGTGCAGGGGATGGATAAATTTGCTAGAATGTACAAAGATAACCCCATCAAAGCGGCAACGAAATCATTCGTTGCGGTGACTATCCCAACACTTGCTGCATATGCATGGAATTACGACAACCCAGACTATCAAAAACTCGACAACCGCACGAAAGATAACTTTATCCTTATCCCGAAGGGTGACGGAACATTTTATAAAATCGCAAAACCGAAGGAAATTGGTACGGTGTTCAGCGACATTCCGGAACGACTACTTCGCCAATTCCATGATCAAGACCCCGAGGCCTTCAAAGGTTTCGCCGAACAGCTACGCACAACATTCACAATACCTGGTATGCAGGGGCTAATGAAAACGGGAAGCGTTACGGATCGGCTTTCCGGCGCTCTCGGCGACACCATTCTCGGACCGGTTGCGGACATAGGGGCAAACAAGAATTTCGCGGACTCTCCAATTGTGCCGGGATATTTACAGCACCTTTCTCCCGAACTCCAGTATGATGCAAAAACAAGCTCACTATCCAAGAAGTTGGGCGGCCTCACGAAAACATCGCCAAAGCAGCTCGACTACCTCATCAAGCAGTATACAGGAGTGCTTGGCCAAGTTGGCCTGCCTATGATGAACCCCGGTAGCGGAAATACCCCGTTACAGTCCTTGGGCAATTCGTTTATGAGTCAAATTTCGGCAGATCCTGTCTATTCAAACGAAATCATGAATAAATTCTACGACAACAAATCGAAGTTCGACCAAGCCAACACGGATTCTTCCGTAACGGGCGTGCTTCCAAAGTGGTACGTTGATTCAACGCGCATATTATTGGGGCAATACAACACGAGAATATCTGACGTTCGCAAGTCGATGCGGGGTATCGAGAACGATCCCAAAATCGATGCGGACGCCAAACGACAAAAATTGCGCATGATGCAAGATGAGATGAATAAACTTGCAGAAGAGGCAAACAAAATAGTCGGGAGTGGAATAAAATGAGGACACTGGTGACAATCGCATTTATAGTTATTGTGTTGCTTGCTATTTTCCCATTTATCATGAAATGGGTGTTATGGGGGCTGGCGGCTGCGGTTGTCATCTTTATTTTCATCAAAGCTCCGAGGGAAAAAGGATAATCAACATATTTACAGAGAGTCGCCTTCGGGCGGCTCTTTTATTTTGCCCAAAATTAAAGGAGGATGAACCTATGGTAAACAACATCGGAGTAAAGTCAGCAAGTGCGGCAGCTGGGGCCGTATTATCCTATTTATGGGGAGGCTGGTCTGCCTTGCTTGACGTAATGTTGGCGCTTGTCGTCGTTGATTATGTATCTGGCGTCATTGCTTCAGGAGTTGAGGGGAATCTATCCAGCCGGATCGGCATGCTTGGCATAGCCAAAAAAGTGTTTATCTTCCTGGTAATTACCGCTGCGCATAAGATCGATGTGGCAGTAGGCAACGGAAACGTGATTCGCGATGCGGTGATCTGGTTCTTCCTTGCGAATGAGCTACTTTCTATAACGGAGAATATGGGGCGCATGGGAATGCCTGTGCCGCCGATCCTTACGCAAGCCATTTCAATCCTGAAAAGCAAAGGAGGCGAGCAGAGTGCAAGCAAAGACAGCGAGTAACGTTAAAATCATCGACGTATCGCACCATCAGGACAAAATTGATTGGAAGAAAGTAGCGGCCGACGGTGTGCAAGGCGTCTTTATTAAAGCGACAGAGGGCGGCAGTATGATCGATCTGAAACTTTCCTCTAACGCGCAAGGCGCATCGGCTGCCGGACTTAAAATCGGATTTTACCATTATGCCCATCCTGAGCTGAACGCTCCAGAGACGGAAGCTGCGAATTTCTATCGCAATGTCAAACAGTATAAAGCTGATTTCCCGCATGTGCTCGACGTGGAGGGGGCAGCGGCCGGCATCGGAGCGGATAAGCTTACCGCGTGGTGCGTGAAGTATCTGCAAGAGGTTGAAAAGCTTACAGGGCATCCGGCAATGCTTTACACTGGGGCCAGCTTTGCTAAATCCAATCTCGGCAAAGAATTGAGCAAATGGCCGCTATGGGTTGCTCATTACGGAGCGACAACACCAATGGCAAACAGCACATGGGATGCGTGGTCTGTATTTCAGTACACATCCAGCGGCACCGTTAGTGGTATTGTCGGCCATGCGGATGTTAATGCGATGGAAGTCGCATTCTACAACAAATACGCCGGCGTTAAACCTATCCCGCAGCCGACGGCCGACGATACGATTAAAGTCGTCGTGAATGACGTCCTGGCGGCGTACGGCCGAATCGTCGAAAATCATGTTTACTTGCCGCTCCGTGATTTGGGCGAAGCGCTCGGCGCAGAAGTGCGTTGGGACGCCGCGACGTCGACGCCGTACATCAACGGAAAACCGCTCACGAAATTTTTGCTTCTCAGCGGAAAAACGTACATCGGCGTGCGCGCTGCAGCAGAACTTCTCGGCGGACGCGTATCGTTCGACGGGCAAACAAAGAAGGTTTATTTTTACGAAACGTAAAGAATAAGTCCGCCCTCGGCTCAAGTGGCCGGGGGCTTTTTTGTTGTCCACGCATCATCATGCACATATCGCATATATAAATCATAAGCTGAGCTTGAACGCGAGCGGGAAGGCTCAGCTCCAGATTGATTGTCTACATATGGAAAGTGTCCCCTGTATACACCATGTTTACAAATCCCAAAACTGACTAGCCCTGACGGAAGGATCGACTTCCCGAAGGGCTTTTAATATTCTCTGCATGTTTGTGCCGCTTGGCACGTAATCAGGATCATTGCACGCGCTTGTCACCGTACCCCTTGATACCCCGGCCTTAACTAATAACTCCTGTTTTACCTTCCTTTTATCAAGCCATTCCCCTAATTTTGACCGCTCTTTGCCTAATCCCATTAAAAATCACGCTCCTTATGACATTAAGCGTGTCCTTATTATCTAAATTTTATACATTTTCGACTATTTTTTAGACACAGTGTTCAAGCATCCGACATAGCATAGGCGTATACCCAGTGTAATCGGAGGTGTACATCTTGAAATCAGTGATAACGTTCCGACTTCGTAAGGAATTGGATGCTGATCTTATCGCTTTAGGGATTGATGAAAATTCATTACCGGATTTGTGCCGTAACGGCCTGCGTTTGATGTTAGGCATTCAAACAGCGAAGCAAGTAGAGGTGAAGGAAAGGCCGATCGTCACTCCACAGCAAAGACAGCCTGCGCCACAAAAGCAAGTGCCTGGCAAGTCTGCTGTATTCAAGCCCAATCTAGGAGGCGCGTTCAAATGAAAGTCATGATTAACGGGAAGCAATTCAGCAGCGAGAGGATTGAGGCACTTGAACAGCAAGAGCTCCGTTTCTACAACGAAATTAAGTCAACCGCTATTGTGGTCATTGGGTATCTCGTGTTTGTTTGTATCGCTGGCATCCTTCACTTCGCTGCCGGGATACCTCTTGATTTCGGGGCGAATCACGTTATCAATGCTTTTAAGACATTTCGCTAGGAGGCGTCAAGCATGATTACAGCGCAGACATACGGCTATAAAGTTGATTTCCGTGCAACACCTATCACCTTTGAACAGCGGAAGAACCTGCTTGATCTGCTAAAGGATGGCGCCCGCGC